GATTATATGCCTCTAGTGGGAAACTATTGGTTTGTTGTCCAGAAGGTTTTTGGAGAAAGGGTAATGTTGAAATAGTTTGTGAAAGATATAATATACCTTTATATGAAAATATTGAAAATCTTTTGACTGATAACTTTGAATAATAAATAAATAAAAATAAAAAATGAGAAACATCAATCCGTTACTTTTAACAGATGGTTACAAAACAGGACATCATCAGCAGTATCCAAAGGGTACAACATTAGTCTATTCAAATTTCACACCTAGAAGTTTGAAACACGCCCCAAAACACTGTAAAGAGATAGTGTCTTTTGGACAACAAATGGTTATGAAAATTATTCATGAATCATTCGAGAAAGATTTCTTCCACCAACCAAAAGAACATGTTTGTGGAGAAATGAAAAAAGAATTATCTATGTATCTTAACACAGATTATGATGTATCACATTTTGAAGCTCTTTGGGATTTACAATACTTACCTATTAAGGTAAAGTCAATTGAGGAGGGTTCTGTAATTGGGGAAAAGATTCCTGTATTAACAATAGTCAATACACATCCTGATTTTTATTGGGTAACTAATTATTTGGAGACAATTATCTCTAACTTACTTTGGAAACCTATGACATCTGCCACTATTGCACATAACTACAGAAAGGTATTAACATCTTGGCAAGAAAAAACCGATACTGAAAGAGCTTGGTTTGTTGATTGGCAAGGACACGATTTCTCAATGAGAGGATTAGACTCAATTGATGCAACTATTTCATCAGGTATTGGGCATCTAACATCATTCTCAGGAACAGATTCACTTCCAGCAATTTATGGGGCTCGTAAATATTACGGTGAAGAAGGTTTTGTAGGTGGTTCAGTAAATGCGACAGAACATTCAGTAATGTGTGCTGGTGGTAAAGAAGATGAAATCGATACATTTAGAAGATTATTACAAACATACCCAACAGGAATCCTATCAGTTGTATCTGATACATGGGATTTATGGAAAGTTTGTACTGAACATCTTGTTACTTTGAAGGAAGAGATTATTGCTCGTGATGGTAAGTTGGTTATTCGTCCTGACTCTGGAGATCCTGTAGATATATTATGCGGTTTTATCAAAAATGAAGATGGTGGTATTCTGAATTCTGATGAAGAAATTAAAAATGGTGGTTCTTATTATAGAACACCCAAAAATACGCCAGAAGAAAAAGGAGTAATAGAATTACTTTGGGATGTATTCGGTGGAACTGTAAACGAACAAGGTTATAAAGTTCTTGACTCACACATCGGAGCAATCTACGGAGATTCGATCACAATCGATAGAGCAAATGAAATCTGTGATAGATTGGGGGCGAAAGGTTTCGCATCAACAAACGTGGTATTAGGCATCGGTTCGTTCACATACCAATACAACACACGTGATACATTTGGATTCGCAATGAAAGCTACATATGTGGAAGTTAAACATATGGCGGAGTCAGGAAGTCCAGCATTCTCAATTGAGGGTCGTGAAATATTTAAAGATCCAATCACTGATGATGGAACTAAAAAATCGGCAACAGGATTACTTAGAGTAACAACTGGTGAAGATGGTTATAAATTAGTTGATCAACAAACTTGGTCGGGTGAAAATACTGGAGAATTAAAGTCAATTTATGTAGACGGTGAGTTCTTTAACCAAACAACCCTTACTCAAATTAGAGAAAGAGTGACTAAGGTTTTAGAAAATGTTTAAAAAAAATAACATATATTTAGAAAAACCCACATATGTGGGTTTTTTTATATAAAAAAAAATAGTATATTTGCATTATGAATGAAATTTTAAATGAATATTTTGATAAGGGTTTATTACATAAACAAGTTCACCCTACTTTGGATCTAACTATTTGGAATTATAGTGAAAAAGTACAATACGAATCATTATGGGATAATATAACTCTGATGTGTAGGGGATTAGTAACAAATTCCGATGGTGATATTGTTGGTAGACCATTTAAAAAATTCTTTAATATGGAAGAAGGTAAACATACTACCACATCTGAATTTGACGTTTATGATAAAATGGATGGTTCATTAGGAATTCTATTTCATTATGGTGATCAATGGGTATTGGCAACTAGAGGTTCATTCACTTCTGAACAATCTATAAAGGGTTTTGATTTATTACAAAAATATGATTACGATAAGTTACATAAAGATTATACTTATCTATTTGAAATAATATTTAGTAATAATCGAATAGTGGTACAATATGATTTTGAGGATGTAGTGTTATTAGGTATGATAAATACTAAAACCGAAAATGAAGTTGACTTACATAGTGAAGATGTAGATTTAAGATTAAAAAATTTAATTCAAAATATAGGATTCAGAGTAGTTAAAAAATATGATGGTATAACTGATTTCACTACCTTAAAAAATATAATAAAAGATGATGAAGAGGGTTATGTAGTTAAATTTTCTAATGGTGACAGGATGAAAATTAAAGGTGAAGAATATCTCAGATTACATAAAATAATGACAAACATATCAACTACAACTGTATGGGAAATTTTATCTAGTGGTGGTAAAATAGAAGATTTTCTTAAAGATGTTCCTGATGAATTTTATGGTAAGATTAAAACTTACGCCAGTAGTTTGGGGTATCAATGGTACCAATATTATAATCAACTAGGTAAAACTTATGATTATTTTAGATTTGGTAAATACGGTGATATAGAAGTAGAACCAACTAAGAAAGAATTTGCGGAACATATTAAGAATCACCATCCAGTTGCAAAGGCAATTATGTTTGCGATGTGGGATGGTAAAGATTATGATAAAATTATATGGAGTGCTTTAAAACCAAAATTTAGGAAATTATGAAAAGAAATATAAGTGAAAATCCAGAAAGATGGGTAGTATTAAAACTACCAAACAATTACTATAAAGTTTTTGGAACTTGGGCTGGTGGATATTTAACTAGTGATAGATGGAAGTTGAACTCTGGAATAGAAAAAGTTGAGCAAGATGATGATTACTATTATTTTATTGGATTTAGTGGTAGTTGTTATAAGTGTAATAAAAAAGGATATGGGGTCGCTACATCTTATGGGTTAGGAATTTTGGATAAAATAATTGAACAAGGGGAGGTTGAATTAATGGAAGATATTGGAGATTGGTTAAATTTAGTAATAAAAAATACATAAATTTACAAATAATGATAGATAACATAGAATTAATAAAAACACTATTACATTTCACTGATAAAGGTGATTTTTATATGTTATATGTTTTTAAACGTAAAAAGGATCAACCTGAAGGGGAAAGAGATAATCATCAGTCAGTAAGAACAATTAAAACTTACTGTATAGAATCTATTGATCATCTTGAAAAGAGGTATGAAGAGATTAAACAACTTTGTGAAATGTTTAAGGCGAGGGCTTATATTCATGTTCAGAAACAAAATCATAAAGATGTTTCCCTTAATATGTTGGCAATACTAGCGGAACGTATTAGAGATGGTGTAGATAAACAGAAAGGTTTGTTCGATTCTGTTGTTGGTCAAATAAAGACAATGGAGAAAAGATGGGTGGCGGACATAGACACGAAAGATAAGAGTTTTGTTGATGAAGTTGCAACATTTATTAATACTAAATGTCGACCGATTCAAGATAAGATAAATTCGATTATACCAACAAAAAATGGTTATCACTTAATTACGGATAGATTTGATTATATGGAGTTTAAAAAAAAATACCCTAATTTGGATATACAAAAACGTAACCCGACCCTCCTATTTTTACCATATAGTTTAAGTTAAAAATTAAAAAAAATTATATTTATTATAAAGTATAATTTTTGTGGTTGGAATATATAAAATAACGTCACCTTCAGGTAAAGTCTATATAGGGCAATCAATTGATATTTTAAGAAGATTTGAAAGTTATAAAAAATTAAAATGTAAACAACAATGTAAATTATATTCATCATTAATTAGTCATGGCGTTGAAAAACATAATTTTGAAATAATTGAAGAATGTTTAATTTGTGAATTAAACAATAGAGAAAGATTTTGGCAAGAACATTATGATGTATTGAATAACGGTTTAAATTTGGTTTTAACAAAAACTACAGATAAAAGTGGTGCTGCCTCCGATGAAACTAAACTTAAATCAAGTGTGTCGCATACGGGGATAAAGCAATCAAAAGAGTTAATTGAAAAAAGAACAAAACATAGTATTGGTGTACCAAGAAGTGAAGAAACAAAAGAAAAGATAAGAAAAAAATTATTAGGGACTAAGAGATCACAGGATGTTATTAATAAAATTAAAGGGTACAAACACACTGAAGAAAGTAAAGAAAAAATGAAAAAACCAAAAGGTAAACATAAAAATCCGAGAGGACCATACCAAAAAATATCTTGTACTGTATGTGGGTTAGAAGTCTCAATAATACACGTTAATAGATACCATAATGAAAATTGTAAACATAACTAGTTAAGACACCAACTTTATTATTTTTACCTAAAAGTTTGGAATATTAAAAAATTATAAATATATTTGTAAAATGAAATTAGTATTAGAAAAAGGGCAACGGTTATTTTTTACGAGTGATACACATTATAATCACGCAAATATTTGTTCTGCGACAACTGGTTGGGTTGGTTCGGAAAATCTAACACGTAAGTTTAATTCACTCAATCATATGAATGACACATTAGTGAATAATATTAATGAGGTTGTTGGTGAAGATGATGTATTGATTCATTTGGGTGATTGGAGTTTTGGTGGATTTGAGAAAATAGAGGAATTTCGTAATAGAATAATCTGTAAGAATGTTCATTTAACTTATGGGAATCACGATCACCACATTCGTAAAAACAAAGAAGATATACAAGATATTTTTTCCTCAACACACGACTATTTGTTTTTAGATATTCGTAGACCATCTATTTTGGGTAAGGGGTTGATGGACAAATACTCTTTTGTCTGTATGCACTACCCAATTGCATCGTGGGATAGTATGAATGATGGTACAATACATTTACATGGTCACGTACACCTACCAACTAATTTAAGATTGGGTGACGGTAAATCATTGGATGTGGGTGTAGATGGTAATAATCTATGTCCCCTATCTTTGGATGAAATTTTAACCATTGTTAAAAATCAACCAATTAAAAAATTATGTTTACCAAAAGATCATCACGAAAAAAGAATATAAATAAATAATAAATTATGAGTGAAAAAAGTTCATCAAGTGGAATAGGATTAGGTATGATTCTATTCCTTATTTTTATGGTTCTAAAACTAACTAATCACGTTGATTGGAGTTGGTGGTGGGTAACTGCACCATTGTGGATACCAGTATTACTTTTAATCGTTATTTTGGTAGTAACTTATTTGATATATAAAAGATGAAAAACCCAAATTTAGTGACAATAATCGTAGTTGTCATATGGTTTACTTTTATCGCTATTATTGCAATAGCCGTATCTTAATAAAAACTACCTAAATCAAAATAAAATGAGATTAATTGAAATTACAAGTCAATCAAGAAGAGATTTTTGGGGAACTTATGAGTGTGAATTTTGTAACAATATAGAAAAAGGTGTGTCAGGATATGATGACAATTATTTTCATACAAATGTTACTCCTAATATGAAATGTAAAAGTTGTGGGGAATCTACCTTATCTAAAGGTGGAGATGTACAACAAGTACGGACAAAATATCCTGAAGGATATCAAATTTAAATCTGAATAAGATGGCAACAATATACAAAGTAGAAGTAGTTAGTCATTGGACAAGCTACACAAAAGAACAGTTACAGAAATTACTTGAAAATGCTATTAAGAAAGATGAAGAACTAAAAAAGTTTGGTAATGAAGTAACAATAGAAGTACAAGAAAGACTTTAAATCAGAATAAGATGGATGATAAAATTTTATATATAGTAAGAGGGGTACCTGGTTCAGGTAAATCTACATTCGCCAAAAGATTAGTGGTACACGATTTTTTAGTTTGTGAGGCGGACAAATATTTTGTCGATAAAGAGACTGGAGAATATAATTTTGATTTTACTAAAATCAAAGACGCACATAAATTCTGTCAGGATACAGTTGAAACATATATGAAGGATTCACTGATTAACGATAACTTCTACAGAGAGATTGCAGTTTCTAATACATTCACACAAGAATGGGAAATGGAACGTTATTATGAGTTGGCAAAACAGTATGATTATAAAGTGTTCTCAATTATTGTAGAAAATAGACACGAAGGTATAAATGAACATGGTGTTCCTGAAGACAAAATTCAAATAATGAAAGATAGGTTCGAAATAAAATTATAAAATACTTTACTATTTATTTTTTTATCATTATAATTTAAAAAAAATAAAATGATGACAGTAGAAAATGGTAAGGGTGTAGTAGTCCACTACACAGGAAGATTTGAGGACGGTACAGTATTCGATACCTCTTTAACAGAAGGTAGAGAACCTTTAAATATAGTTTTAGGTCAGGGTACATTAATCAATGGATTTGAAAAAG